CCTCATTATCAACAACATCTGTCATCTTTACAAATGCGATTTTGGATAGTTCTAAAACAACTCTATCCTGATTCACCCCGGTTCTTTTTGACCTTTCAGCCATTTTTTCAGCAATGACCTGTTGAACACTAACATTTGCTAACAATCTACTGCCCTGTTCGTTTGCGGTTTTTGCTGAATATCCGGCACGAATTGCCGCCTGTGTTGCGTTCAGGTCAATCAGGTATTCATCAACAAAACACCGTTGTTTTTCAGTTAATTTTGCCATCCGGCAACACCTACCTTTCTAAAAATCACACAAAAAAGTCCTGAATAGCGGAGGTTTTTCTATTCAGGACTGTGGAAATTTTCAAATATTCATGAAAACACTATAACACATTTGAAAGTAGGTTTGTGTAGGTTTTTGAAAATTCTTGCAAAGCATACCCATGTAATTCACGCACATACTGATATGTATAACCCATTTCAACCGCAATCTGTTCAAGTGTTTTATACTGCACATACTTCTTGAAAAGCACATCAATATGGTTTACATTTGATAATCCTTGAATTTCATCAATGATTTTATGCTTTGTATCAACAAAGTTATCAATCATGGCATTTATATCTTCTTCAAGTTGCACATAATTAACAACTTTTCTTTCAAGTGAATCCCCGGTTGGACTGGTTTGCACCCTCTCACCATATTGAATCCCCCCTGAACTTGTTGAACGTAATCGCAATTCATCATATTCTATCTGCTTTTGCTCTATACATTTATCTAATTTCTCAATCTGTTTCAGATATTCTTTTGCTTTCACTTATTTCACCGATTCCTTTCCTGTAACACTTGTGTAACGGTTAAAATTTTTTAGTGTTACACCCTCTAAGCCTTATTTTGTCGGTCTTTTGCAATTCTGTAACGCTTGTAACGTTTAAAATGGTCACTCTTACTACTATATTATTTTTTATAAGTAGTAATTTATTTGTTATTAAATAAAACAATATAAAAAGTTACATTTAACCGTTACAAACCGTTACAGCCTTATTTTATAAGGGTTTCAACCGTTACATTTAACCGTTACAAACCGTTACATTACCTATACAACAACTACTTTATTGTTCACCCTAGCATTTCATTTTTTGCTCTGGTGTAGAAATTTCTGTCAATCTCAAATCCATAAGCACTTCTTCCAAGTTCTTTAGCAGCCTTTAATGTCGAACCACTACCACAACATGGGTCAATGACAACATCACCCTCATCAGTAAAAATTTCAATCAACTCTTTTATGACCTCTACTGGTTTTTGTGCCGGATGAATCTTTGGTATTTCTTTACCATCTTTTTTCCATTCAAACCAATTAAAAATCATATGTCCTGTACCCCTGATATTTCTTCCATTTTCATCAACCTGAACACCATTTCTAAACTTTGGCAGTCTGCCCCGGTATAACACAAGTGCATATTCTGTTGCACCAACAACACGCATATTTGCCTTTAACACTTGTGGACTATAATTTTTAACAAATACCAATGGTATGTAGTGAACAAATCCATGTTTTTCTGCTGCCTTGATTAAGGTCTGTGTTTGTTCAAAAGAACAAAAAACTATCATGCATGGACTGTCAGAACTTCTCCCCCTGTTGGATGGCTTTTTATCCTCTTTTTTCAACATCTTTGAACAAAAATGAAAATACTCATAAAGGTTGAAATTGAAGTCAGAATTAAAAGCCGCCTTGCCTGCCAATTTGCTTTCACCATTCCGATTATCCCCCCCCCTTGTACCACATTGGATTGCTTCCATAGAAATTATTTCCAACATTATATGGCACGTCTGCTATAATGAGTTGTGCCGGGGGAATGGCATATTTTTTGTAATTCTGCATACTATCACGATAAATCTCACATTTCAGTTTCTTTTTGTATTCCATACTATCTGTACTCCCTTCTTGACTGTTTATCTCTAACTTGCACACGTTCAATTAGTTCAAATCCTGATTGTCTGACTATGTATTTCAATACATGAATCAAATCATAGGCACGTTTATCTGCTTCCTGTTCCACTTTGATAACGTCTTTTGTTCCAAGATATGCAGTTGGGTCAGCATATCCCTCACTGTTATATTTAGGGTTATTTCTATTATTCACTCTATCACCTTTATCCTTTCTATCCAATCAGTGGGTTTTGGTATGGAACGAACACCCTTCTGACCTTCCCATCAATACGTTTGGTTATTACTTCCAAATCCAACCTTTTGTTTATCTGCTTACTGAATACCATATTTGACATTGGTGTCATGGAGTTATCTGCACAAAAAACCTGATACCGCTTGTAAACCTCATTTGTTGGTTCATTGACAATGGTATCAACACCCATTTCTTTGATAAATGCAAGGATTGGGTTATTTGCTTCTTCGTATTCATCAAGTTCTTTTTGAACTTTTCGTGATTTAGTAAATTCATCATTGATGATTACTCTCTTTAGCCCCTCTATTCCTAACATAATCAAGTATTCAATACTTTCTTCCTGAATCAACTTGTACTTTATGAATGGGTCATAGTCTGCATCATTTTTTGAAAATGTCGCATTAAATGGTATGATTACCAACCTACGCAGCACCGCCCCGGTCTTGTCCTTCATCCGGGGAATATCATTTGCACTGAACAAAAGTTTAACGTAGGGGTTGAACTCAAATGGGTCTTGCCCCTTTCGTTCAGCCTTGATTCTGTTCCCGGTAACAACTTTTTTGAATGTACTGACTTGTGAACCTTGTAAGAAGTCATCCCCTATGTCATCACCAATATTTGCCAATCTGCCAAACATCATGGAAGTGCTGAATCTGTCCCCCAGTTCTTTCAAGTCCAGTGCTGAAATATTGCTATCTCCTAGAATTGCTTTGACACAATCAAGGAATGTACTTTTTCCGTTGGACTTATCACCAGTCAATATAAATGCCTTTCCAAGTTCATTTCTTCTGTAAAAACAATAGCCAATACATTCTTCCAACAATGCCCTGATGGCATCATCACCACATGACAACTTATTTAGTGTGTTATCTGCTAATTCGTTGTAAGCAGCCGGATTATAATTCCATGGTATCTTATTTGTCACTACCAGTTCAGGGTTAAATGGCAACAACTTATCTTCTGCAATGTTATAGATGCCATTCCTAAACGCAATGAGGTGTGCATCTGCTGGTTCTTTTTCTTCAACAATCAGTTCCATGTAATCAAGCACTTCCCTACGTTGTGTTTTTTTCAAATTCGGTATCAGTGTAATCATGGAAGTTTCGATTTCCCTATATCCACTGACATACACACCATCTTTGTATATGTGCAACTGATTGTTGATTTTTACAATGTGACTGTTATTTTTCAAATACACTGCAAATCGGTCAAAAAGAAATGTACTCCCCACATAAAACACTGGTTTTTGAAATGCTTCGTCCCTAAGAATCACTTCCAGTTCTTCATCAGACAGTGGTTCTTTCAGAACGAATCTATTTAGAATGCGGATGCACTCCCTTGTTTCTTCAACGGAAAAGTCATTGCTCTGTAAAGTCAGGATATAGTTAAACAAAGCCTGATTTCTTCCATCCCCGGCATCCATTCCAACAAAATCTGTGGATGCCTTGACTGGAAACAAATATTTTGGAAGTTCCTGATATTCCTCACCATCTTCAATATCCCATTCACAAAATCGTTCAACACCATCTATTTTGATAACTTCATAGGATGTGCGTGTTCCAAGTTTTATATCAGCAACAATCCCTATTGCTAATGGTATATGAGTGCGGTTACTTGTTACTTTCCCATAGTTTTTGAACAAAAAATGTCTACCCCTACTGGTACATATCACCTTGCAGTTTAGTTGATATTCTTCCACTATATTCATCATCATTTCTGATTGTTCTGTATCGTCAATATCAATCAATATAGTGTCATCTGCAAGAACACCCCCATATCCATTTAGGTTTTTGACCTCATCATAGGCTTTGAACTTTCTTCTGTTCTTTAACTTTTCTATACTCTGTTTCCCCTTTGTTTCCACATAACCTTTGTATAGCATTTTGATGAAGTCACCTACTTTCCTGAAGGATTTTTAAACACTTTTCATAAAATGTTTTTTGTCTTTGCTTCTTTTTCAAATCCCTGTCTGCACTATTTATACACATCTTGATATAATGCATCTGTTCCCTTTTTTCTTTCACATCCGGGGTCAACACCTTATACCCTTTTGTTCCCCTTTTAAATCTGTTGCGGTATGACACCGCTTTGTTATATTGTTCAGTCGCATATGGTAACTTATCACGATATGCAACGTATTTCTTGAAATCTTCTTTCATCAATGGTTCAACTTGTTCAAGATAGTTCAAAATAAAATTTCTAATTGAATCAACGGTTTCCGGTTCATAACTATTTTGAATTATTCGCAACAGTTTTTTAAACTTTGTGATGTTTTTCCCATCAAGAAATTCTTCCAAGTCAATGTGCATTTCCCCATTTGGATAACGAATGTCAATCATTTGCATTTTCTCACCTTCTTCCTATAATCCAAATTGTTTCAATCTTTTATTTGCTAAATCTATGTACCACTGCTTGTCTAATTCAGGTGGTACTTTTACAGCACCCACATCATCATTGAAAATAAAACAATGGTCAGGAGTGTTTGCAAACTTTTCAGGTTTACCACGTTTACCGCCACATTTCAGCAACCTTCCATCTGTTTCCTTACTGGATGCAAATACACGATACGATTTGTAAGTGTATTTGGTAGATTCCACATAATGATATATGGTTTTTAACACTCTTTTCCCGGTAACTTCTTTTTCCGGAAAACCATT